TACTCATGACACCTGGAATCTTTCTTCCAAATCTGTTTACCTTTTCACCTGCTTCATTTGTCTCACCGTACTCAATTTCGCTAGGATCAGACTCATATTTCTTATCCAATGTGTAACTGTGACATGTAAAACCTCCATCACATGAATCTTCTGATTCACATGCTCCCATGGCTGATCCTACCGCATTAGTTGCTGCGCCTCTTGCACTTCCAGCAGCCGAACCAGCGGCTGAACCTATACGTGCTGCTGCACCACCTGCTGCACCTCTTGCTGCACTTCCTGCAGCTCCAGCTGCTCCTCTTACTGCGCCTGCTATTGCCGGGGCCGCTGCCCTTGCAGCTCCACCTATGGCACCTGCTGCTGCACCGATTAATGGTAAAATTTTGTTTATCTGTTTATCCATTTTCTCTACTTTATCTTCTTCATCATCATTTCCTGCAGTTATTGTACTGTTTAAATCTTGGCCTATTTTGGATGCTGTATCACTATTTGCACCTTCCACAAATGCATCTTTGCCTGTACTAAGTGCTGAACTTAATCCTTCCGCTAGTTCACGTAGAGCCTTCTCTACTTCTTTTAGATCTGCTTCTTCTAACATCTCCTTGTCATCTACATCCATTGCTTTATCATCATCCGCTTGTTTTATCTGTTGAATCTCTTTTGATGCCTGTAATGCGTTTGCTTCTATCTTTTTTGGATCTAATTCTGTAGGATCAGGATCTCTATATGTCTTGTCTGTTCCGTGATAGGTTGCCCCGTTTTCTTGCGGTTCACCCCTGTTATTCTCCAGTGCTTCTGCTTCGTCATCTTTGTTTGGTGTGTTTGGCCCTCTTACGTCTGCAAAAGAATCGTCACCTTTCTCTACATAACACTTGAACTTGTCACATCTTATGCACATTGTACCGTCTCCTCTCTCTTGTACGTTGCCTGCCATAGCCTTTGCCACCTCATTGTGCTGAGTAATTAATGCTAATGGTACTGCAGGTTCTTCACATACGGCTACTTCATACTGTTCCAAATCTTTAAGAGAATATGCCATACTTCCGTCTTTTTGCATGATCGGGGTTCTGGCACTCTTAGTTGCTCCACCGAATGACAGTCCCTTATACTTGCCACTTTTAATTGCACTCCAAATCTCATTATCTAACTCGTAATCTTTGAATATTTCGCCTGTTATTGTTATCGCAGGATATGATTTACCATCACTGTCTGTTATACATGTTGATCCGAAATTAATACCTTGGCCTACTACTCTGTTTGAATGTGTGTCTGTAATAGGTCCCCCTCGTGCAATCCATATAGGCAGTACCTTTAATAATTCATCTCTTACTGTAATTTCTCCTTGTCTGTCCTTCATTTCTACGGTTAATACGCCTTCAAACAGTCGTCTGTTACTATCCACGGTTTTAAGGTCCTTGGTTACTAATTTGGAGAAGAACAACTTGTCATCCGGCATACTAGTATATAACGGTTCATACTATTTAATATTACCTATAAAAAACTAGTTACACCTAGAGTTTGTCAAAAACGCTCTAGGAAGTACTATTTCGGTTTTTAATTACGTCAGCTGTGATAACAAATGCTACTGGTGCTAATACTGCTGCTAATGAAGTCAAATCGTCAATTGGAATCTTATCCAGTCCTACGAATAGACCTACTAAACCAGCATATGCCCATAGAGCGTGATACCTGAGTCGACCTGCTATTTCGAATACCATACACTGTACACGCGAACTGTTTATTTAAACTTATCCTAAGTTTTGCTGCCTAACACATCTTTACCTAACAAATCTTTCACTAATTCTTCAAAGTTTGTCTCCGTGCCTGGATGTAATCTATCAACTTCTTTATCAGATAGTTTTGCCATTATTAATAACAGTCTCTTTATTTGTTGTATATCTCTATGAAGACTTGCTATATATTTTGTATTTTCAGATATCTCATTCTTTTTAGATTTAAAGAAATTAAGTACGTATGCTGATGAACCAGTCACTATCATTAGGATTACTGGACCCCATATAAAATCTAGCTGTTCAAACATAGTTTATATAGGTAAATTTTATATTTAAAGAATTGGCTTTAGCAGTTCATCTTCTATTAATTCCATTATAAGTGTCCTGTCTTCCATTATGGAATCCGTGAATTCGTCACGTATGTTAGGAAGAATTTGGAAAAAACCACAGCCCCAGCATAATTTAAACTTGTAAGTTTGAACATCTACGTAATTGGTAACCCTGTCTATGCTGTATTTTGATATGAATCCTTTGCATTTCTTGCAACCCATACCTTAATATATCAAAGCACCTATATAATATTATTGACAAACGCATCGGTATACTTATATGATACAATAGAAGATTACATGATATTCTATCCCAAAGGACAGGATGTAGCTAAAGAGAATCACCTTTCTGCATTATGGATTAATGATAAAAGCATAGTATTAGTCAGTGACAACCGTGTAAAGACTGCCGGATACAGGCCGGATTTTTCCAAGTCATTGGTATATTTTGACCTGGGGGAGGATGAATTTAAGAAATATGAAGATCAATTCGAACCTATAGTATCAGTAGAGGCTGATCCAAAGACCAACTCTATAATATTTTCAGGCCAAAAAATAGAACAGTCATTGGCAGTAGCAAGGAAAGTACAGAAGGGATATGAGGGTAAAAGTAGAATAAACGTGTCTGGTTATATTTTATATGACGACCTAACAACAAGATTGAACGTTATACTTAAACCTGTAACACATTAGTTATTTTCTAAAGTGTCTTGTAAAGCCGTCTTTGAACAGATAATCCTTGCCCATACTTCTCCTCATAGATTTCCAAAACGGGTCAACCTTTGTACTTCCGCCTGCTCTTCTGAAATCACGTAACTTTTCTCTGATTCTTCCGTGACAGCTAAAGCATAATCTGGCGTTAATTTGCTTGATATCCCAGGAATATTTACCACAGAACATGCATAAATCCCATCCTTTGTCTGCTAATGTGACAAGTGTGAACTCATGTCCTCTGTTTCTTCTGCAATGCTCACACACGTTAAACAGTGTTGCTGACACTGCCTTCTTCTTTTCACAGTTCCAACAGTGTCCTTCTTTATGATTGTTGACGGCTTTCTGCTCATCTTTTTGGTGCATTTCCCATATCTTGTCACCTGCCGCAGTTCCACCTGTATTAACATCTAGTTTATCAGCCATGTTTTTCTCCTTTGTTATTGGCCTTCCATGCGTCAAACGATCCTCCTATCTCTTGGCTTACTATTGCCTGTACTGCGTCTTGTGGTATGTCTGTTAATTTTAACATGTTTTGTACTATTGATTTGGGATCATTAGAGTGGAGCCCCTGCATAAGACACTGCCTTACCATGTCAAAGTTGTCAGGCGTGATATACTCGTAGGGATCTTTCTTCCTGTCAAACATTATTACCTGCGTCTCCTGTTTCTTGAGTCCTTACCAGCCTGATAGTTTGATTTTTTAAACACTTCATCGACCTCGCATCTGAGACATTGGTCACTGAAACTTGGTTTTCCACATTTTTCACATGTGTTTATGTTTCTAAGATGGTCTTTACCTGAGAATGATTTCTTTAATCCGTTGATAAAACCACTAAATAATCCCATATTATACAGTCCCCTTGATCATTGTTAGGTCTGCGTTGGTGTTCATTGATATTAAATTCTCTCTCAATATCATACCTGATACCTTCGGTCTGCCTTGTCCTGTTGGATCTTGCATGATATGACCTTTGAACTTTGCATCTGATTTAAGTCCTGTGCTAGTGATAGTGTCCCCCAACTGTTTTCCTTCTATATCTATAAATTCAGAATACCATACATTCTTTCTAATGTCAAATCTTAATCTTAATGCGCTGCAGTTGTCAGGAATTTCAACATTAGACTCAATATCACCAAGTCTGCCTTTACCATTACCTTCGATGAATACGTGTCCTCTGCCAATCTCTTTGGCTTCTTTAATTCCATCTTTTGAGAAAATAAATCTGCCATGATGTATTCCATCGAACCATGATCTGGTTCCCATAGGTGCAGTTGCTGACACTGCCAAGGTATATTCTGATAACAGGCTGTCAAACTGACCCATTTTATTTCCTGATTTTAATGATTCAAGCCACCATCTATGATTGTTTGGATCTCTTGAAGTTGAATATACAAATCCTAACTGTGCCACATCCCAGTCAACGTCCATTGGCAACAAAGACCTATCTTTGATAGTTGTTTCAATTTCTCCCTGTTTCATTGCAGTACCTCTTGCTCTAACTCCTCTTAGAGTCCATAAAAGAGATGATTGAAATTTAGGTGTTCCGTTATCTGATGATTCGTATGGATCAACTCTAACCTGTGGGGTAATATCAAATACCATATCATATCCAATTTCGGTCCTAACCACAAGTGTCTTAACATCTGCTTTATATCTTATAGAACGATAAACATCATTGTTTGGCCCTTCAGGCACGTTTGATTTAGTTTTTCCTTGAACCTTTTTAGTAGTTTTACTTTTAGCCATGTATTTATATACCAAATACTACATATAAGTGTTTTAGTCTTTTTCTTCCTGTTTGGCGATATCAGTCAAAACTTCTTCTTTTGCTACATAATGTATCCTTCCTTTCTGTCTTCTTATTGTGTTTGCAAGACCTGCTGAAGTACTGTCATCATCTGCTATGGTTGGATAATACACAACTCCTGATTTTTTGTATTCGCTGTCCCATGTTTTAACTATCATTCTAGCCTCATCTTCTGTCATTTCTAAATCTTTTGTCATCTTTCTAACCCAGAATTCCTCCGTATGTCCTATAGATTTTTGTGAGTCATTGAATGCGCCGGATCTTTTCTTTCCTCCTGCTGTCGGACTTCCTTGACCTTGACCACCAGGATCACTTGGTCTTTTGTTCATCGGACCGCCTTGTTTTGCTCCCTGTGTTCTTTCACCGTTTCCGGTTGTAGATGCACCTCTTCCTTGTTTCTGTCCTTCAGGCTCTGCTTCTTGCATTTCCATACCAAGTTCTGCCTGCTGTTCTGCAGCGGCCATTTGTGGCAACATAACCTGTTCGAATGTTGGTTCCTTTCCAACGACCCACTCTCCGGTATGTGTTCTCTTGACATCGAATCCCATTTGTTGAAGGGTTGCATTGTTCTGTATCTCCTGTGCTTTGATTTCGAGATCTCTTAGTTCGTCTGCCTCTTCACCTTCTCTAAGTTTTAAAGTCCAATCGTCAACCATTAACTCTTTTGCCAATCTGTCGAAAATGTGAGTTTTTAAGAAATCTTGTGACCATTTAACATGTCTGTTAGTGATAGTAACTTGCATACCCTCGTTTGCCCATCCTGATGGCAACTCACCAAAGTACAACGGTAGTACACCGAATGCTGCTCCTATTATCTGTCTTAACTCTCTTCTTATATCTACAAATTGTAATTCTTTTAGTGACCCCGTGAAATCAATCCATTGTGCTGCTTGACCTGTACCGCCCTTGTCACTTTCAACAAGCAACGGGTGTATCATGTATGGATCTTCAGTTGCTCTTTGTTCTAATGTACTCCATGACTTTCTAAATGTCTCATAGTTTCTTGATGCGATAACAAGCAAGCCTCTTGGTGGACGCATCTTGTCAAAGTATTTTCTAATATACTCGTCCATATGAGATAATGACATTACCTTACTCCATAAAGCATAAATTGGTGAAAATCCGTAAATTAAGCCTGGTTTATATTTTCCTGCCACCCAAATAACCTCTCCAACTGCATAGATTACTCTTTTTGGCTGCGGTACACCGACAGAATAAACTGATGATACCTCTAACAATGCCTTTAATGCCTCAGCACCACATCTGTCACATTTTGGTTTTGACAGTCTTTTGTCTCTATGTTCAAATCTTGGACAAACATATACTGCGTTTCTTTTGTCGTCAAATCCTACCCTACCGTCTGAATCTGCTATCATTGCCACTTGAGGGGGGTCTATTCTTAACAATTCTTTAATCTTAGTCTTCTTCTTATCAATCTTACCAGTAGTATCGTTAATGTAATAGTTCTTTAGTAGTAGTAAATAGGCGTTATCAGCAACTTCTAGGTCCCTTTCCAACATTCTACCTACGTCTTCCATGGTTTGATCGTTGTTATTTACAAAACATGTGTATAGACCTTGTAAAATTTTACGATTTTCAGGTTTTGGTCTGGAAATATCGTCAGAACCACAATCATCACACTCTGGTGGTGTATTTGTTTCTTTTAGTCCAGGCACATCGGCCTTGTGTAGTATTTTATTTGCACGTGAAAGTTTTTTGAACGGTGCTTTATCAAGATCACTGTCTCCTGGAGGTCCTTCTTTTCGATCAAAGGCGTCATCCTTGGATGGTTTGCCGTCAAACTCCTTTCCACAGTTGTTACAACGGTATTTATATTTTTCAACTACCTCAAATCCATTTTTGAACATCTCTCTGTTGATAGTTTCGATAGAAATTCTTAGAGCGTCCACATTATCGGACAACTCGTATATCATAATTAGCGGAAATGGGAAAATTGGTAATTTGGCGCCTGTATCTGTGGCCATATATGGCTGCATGACCGCTGGTCTAGACGTAGTTTCGGTATAACCCTTGTCAACGCCAGTTAAAGCTTTATATGCTTGTGTAAAACGATCTCTAACTCCCATATCATTAATATGCTAACTCCTTATATAAAGTATGCGAAAAATTTTTGTCAAATAAATTTATTTTACACTTATTTTTGAAAATATTCCGACCGTGATGACGTATCTACGTTCTTTCACGGTCTAAGAGGGCTACCGTCCGACTTATTGACCTTGCGATGAGGTAATCCCTGACGACCATATTATATAGGTCATTCATTCCATATATATGTTTGCTTAAAAAGGTTTCTATTTTACGACTAACATCCACAATTGTCTTTACATTCGCATTTTTTACATTCACAGACACTATGATCATCACAGTCACATTTTGAACATTTACATGCGTTGGTAGTTTTTTCGTCAGAGTTTTCTATAAAATTGTATTTTTTTTTATCAGATCCAGTTGGTTTTTCTAAAATTAACTGACCTTTAAAATTTATTTCTTTTTTGTGATTCGGACAATTTTTAGATAACGTTCTAAATCCGTCCTCTCTATGAATACATGTGCATTTATCAGGCATATTTACTCACAACCACAGTTCTTACATTCGCAATCTTCACAGTCACATTCGCTATGATCGTCACATTTACAGTTTGGACACTTGCATGGGCTTAATTTTTTGTAATATTTGTCTTTCGGTGTTACTTTTGCAATGGTTGAATGTCTAGATATGTGTACTGAACAATTTCCGTCTTCACATTTACAAATTCCCATATATTAATACAACAAGAATTATATATAAAGTTAATGTTTACCATTTCAAGTCGGATACTTTATTAGGTTTGGACTTTACAGGCTTGTAATTCCTTATATGATATCTTCTTTTCGCTTCTCTTAAGGCCTTTGCACCGTGAACGGTGCGAGCATAATTTCCATTCTGCTGTGCCTTGGTCAATGGTACAAAGTCAGGATCTCTTGGTATGCATCCAAGTTTGTCTTTGCGATATTTTGCCTGGGCCTTTCTTACCTGGGACCTTCTTATGTATGCAGATATGAATCTGCCAAACTGTTTGGTCATCAATGTATAATGATTGTTAATGTCCGTATATAGAATGCTGTTCTTTCTTATTACCGTCTCATTGATAAAATGTTGGGCGTCAATCTTACTAAGCTGGCCTTCATTCTCTGTATAAGTTTCAATGATATAATCCAATCTTTCCAATTCTTGATCGTGTTGTTCTTTCGTTCTAAATCTTATGTTCATATATGATATATGTATAATGTATAATATAAATGTAACAATAATAATGATTACTAATTCACTATACTAATAATCTATTTGTTCCCCTATTTTACCAATGATTCCTGATTACCTATCCCACTATCGTTATTCGATAGGTCATCAACGATCATGGCAAGAGCTATAGCTTATGTTAAAAATCTGTATAGTGAAAAAACGATACTCTATTCTCTTTCTGTTTCTAATATAATCTTTTTCTTTTTGGATTTCTTGAGGAACAGTCCGCTTGGACCCAGTTCGCATGCTATTCCACAGTCTCCCATGTATCTATAGTATGTACATGTTATTTAAATATAACTGCGTCTTATGATTATTCGAATCCCATCCGCTACCATTTACAGTCGTACATTAAACCTGAAATAAAACTACACTGCTTTACTACCAGCGGATAC